TTAAACCTCTATCTCATAGGTCGGTAAATCCGGCGCCTCTCCTGCCAGCTCCCCTCCCCTGTAAAACGCCTTCTTGCCGACGGCTACCCCAGTGCCCCGTACTGTGACCGTCCCACCCGCCAACGAACTAAGAGTGGTCGTTGTGGTACCTACTGCGGTCACGGTTCCAACCAACAGCGGATCGGCGCCGGGCACTAGCTCCAGGAATCGCTTAAACAGGTTCATACAAATCGCTCCACACTCAGTTGCTGGCGTACCGTCATGGCCCGATTCTGCAGCGCAGCAGAGACCCTGATGCCCCGGTTGTAACCCTTCCAACCGTCCACGGCGAGCAGAGCGCCCGGTAAGATCAAACCGGTATCGGCAGACAACGGCAGCTCGATGGTCTGGGTACGCTTAGGCATGGTCTTGGCCAGCCCCACCACACCTTGGGCACGGGCTGCCGTCACATCACATACCAGCGGGTGGGTAATAGTCGGCGCTTGCTGTTCGCCAGCCGTCCCCTGGCGTACCACCCGCGCACTGATGCCCTGGTGGCCACCGCTGACCCAGATCCCGTTGGCGGCATGACCCGGCTGGAAGTCACTGCCCAGGGTGGTAATGATGGCGCGGGGGATCGCCACATCGGCCTGAGCAGTATCGAGCTGCCACGGCACTGTGGGATAACGTGGCTTGATGACCAGATGACGGGTGCGCTGGTGTGGCAGCACAAAGCCACCGGCCGCCTCGGCCAGGTACCTGACCACCTCGATCGGGGTCTGGTTATCCAGGCTAAAGAACCCGGCAGGCACCAACCAGTCAGCCGCTTGCCAATCCAGCGTCCAACCAACAGGCAAGACGGCGGCCGCCAGCTGGGCCATGGTCGCGGCAGCGCGCTCACTCACCGCCTGCGCCAATACATGGGTCGGAGACAGATAAGCGGTGCGAGAGCGTCCCGTCAGCGTTGCCGACTCACGACCAAAGCTCTGGCTCGATTGCCAGCCATCGCACACGCAGTCCCATTGCTGACCGTTGATATGAATGCTGACCTCTTCCTCATCGGTCAACGCAGCCGCCGCAATACGGGGGATCTGAGCACTAAACTGCCACGCCCAGGAGTCTGTATCGAGCTCGATACTCACCGCGGTAGCTGGGATATCGAGACCATCGCGTACCCGCACAATCTCCGCTGTATTGCTCACCAGATAAACCCTCCGGGTTGGAATGACGATTGCCGCATCACTGCCCTGCCAGACAAACTCCAGCTCTGCCGTGTCGCGCTTGCGCCCGAACGCCAGGCGCAGCACCCGCTTATCGGGGCGAATGGGTGGCTTGGGTGGTTCTGGCGGCGGCGTCTTGCCCCAGGTGGGCGTGATGGCCTCATCCCAGCCATCACGCCAGCCCTCTATCAGCGGCTTGCCGTGGTGCCAGGCTTGAGCGGCCACCCCCTTACCGATGGGGATGCCCTCTTGCCACTGGTCAGCCTGCCAGACCTTGTCAAAGCGCGACGGGTTGGTGAACCCGACCAGGCGCCAGCTGCCAACCGGCGCAGCCTCAACCCACAGGGACTGATTCGCCACATGGCCAGCGGCCAGGCTGTCATAGCCCTGGCGGTTCTGCTGGCTGACCGGCAGCCCCTCGGCAAAGCCCTGTTGATTGGCCATGAACGTCTGGGGCATCTGCTCGCCCAACTCGGCCACCTGCTGCTGATGCGCGTCTGCCTGTTGCCACCGGTCGTGGCTGGTTGCCCGCTCGGTGCCTGCCTTCTGCCATTCGCTACTGAGGTGCTGGGAATGGCTATCTGCCCGATCCCAAGCATCCCCCATTGCACTGGCAGGGCCCCGAAATACATTCTGGTCATACTGCCCGGCGATCACCGGTACCGGGGCGCGGGATGTGCTGGCCATGACGCACTCAATGACGAACGTGCCGACCAGTTCCCCCCGGCTATGGGTATGGCTGCTCAGCCGCCCCGGCAACACCACCGAACCGCCCAGCTGAGCACTGGTGCGATGCGGGGCGCCAGCCAATACCGATGCCAGCACCAGCCCTGGTGACGCGCTCAGGCGCGGCGGCATGGTGGTACCGTTAAGGATGCCGACCAGCCGCACCACCTCAGACTGATTCAGCTCCAGCTGGCCGGTGCTGTTCCTGGCCTTGCGTAGTTCTAAGCTCGCATCCTTTCTGGCCATGGGGCCCCCGGTTACGGTTCAGTGATGGTGGCGGTATTGATGCGGATCAGCGCACCGGCAAAAAACTCCGCTGCTGGCAGCTCCAGATCGGCGCCGCTGCCCGGCACCCCGACATAGAGATCCGCCACAAAGGCCCCATCCCGGTCAATAATGCGCCCCCAGGTGGGGGCGCCGCTGCCAGTGGCCATCTGTTCGGCCAAGGGTTTCAAGGTCAGCACCCCACCAGCGATCGTCTTGGCACAAGGGTGGCTGAACGTGAGCACCACCAGAGCCAGCTGGTCGGTGATGGCCGCCCCTGGCGCCGGTTTGGTGCCGGTGTAGATGGTCAGCTTGGCACTGGCCCCGCTGCCCGTATCAATGGCCGTGGCCAATAACTGGGCGCGACTGGTGCGCAGCCCTTCGGCATAGGAGATCATGGTTATTTCCTCTTGAGCGGGGCAATCATGGGGAACGGCGCAGGCGCCACGCCTCCGCCAGGCGGGTAGGGTTTCGGTGCCTGATAGTCGGCGGCCACGGCGTTGTAGTCGGCGGGGCCAAAGGCGGGGTCGTCCTGAGCGACCAACATATAACGCTTGTTCAGCCACAGCAGATCGAACCGATAGACCCCATCCGATGCGCGGCTGTAGGTCTCGCCAACCAGCTCGCCATCCTGGGTGAAGCAGAGCACCCGGCGCCGCACTCCCACCCCGCTGATGGTCACCGTGCTTTCAATAAACCCCTGCTCCACATTGCGCCCCCCATCACGGATCCAGAAATAGTCCCGTCCCTTACAGAGCGGGTACTGGGTCTGTTGCTGGAGGTTGACCGGCCCCGCATACATCGACGGGGCGCCGCGCCATGTCACATCTTGCAGCTGGAATTGGCTGCGCGACTCCTGGTTGGCAGCTATGGCTGTCATCGGTTGCAGCTTGAAGTTAACCGGCTTATTTAACAGATCTCGGCGGGCTGAAAGCTCTACTGCCGTCAGCTCCCGGTTATAAAAAGCAACGTGGGCCAGCGCCGCAGAGGTGGCATATAAGCCGTTACGGGAAAATAGGTGAACTGGCAAATTACCCTGATTGCCTTGGATCCCGTTGCCCGTTGCGGGGCCTCCTATCATCAAGGGAACACCGTTCAGGTAAATCTTGGTGACCCCGTTCACGCTGGTAAACACCATATGGCCAGCCAGGACGGGGCTTGCTCGTCCATTTGCAGGTGCCGTACTCGCCCCCAGCACGAATTGATATGAGGGGGTGCTCATCCCCGCTGCCGACCCAATGCTTTGCAGCGACCAGTTTTGGTTATCCCCACCGCGCTCGGCAATCACCAGGTTGGCATCCTCGTTATGACTGATGATGCACTCCATAGTGAAGGTTCTACCGCGATACTCCACCCGGTCAGGAATAGCGACCAAAGGAGAGGAAACGCCACTCGTCGCCACAATATCCATGTCGGCTAACGTCAACACCTGCTGGCGAAAGCTGCCGTTCTGGCTGCCATGATTGGCGATGACAGATATATCCCGGCCAAGATTGGCGATGGTGTCCAGTGGGTGATACCCCACCGGATTGCTGGCCATGATCAGATCTCGCAATGCTTGATCGCTTGCCATGACTTATCTCCATGGGCCGGTAAGGTCAAACCCGACCATGGTGATGGGGTCTCCACTGGAGCACTGTTCTTCATACCCTGCTCGAATGAAGCGAAGCAGTTTATTTGGCAGTGCCGGGAGGTCTTTGAAATTCTTTCTATCCCAAGCTGGTACAGTCGCATATGGACAAACTAAACCCGGCAAATACCCTCTCAAATGGCTGCCGCTTTCTAATACCATGATCGGGTCTGTTGAAAGATAGAACCCATTATCTGGGCCATTCGGTGTGTTTAACCCATTCCCAAACCTGGTAAAAAGTCCTTTTAAAAACCAGTTGGTTGCACCGAACAATTGATGATACGGCCTGGCAATAACGCGGTATCCTGCGCTATCAAATTTTGCGAAGTCTTGCCCCCAAGATGCCCCATAGTACGCACCAAGGCCACTTGACCAAGCCTTGCCCTGATCAGCAGCATTGGTCGTTGAGTAATGATTCAAAATGGCATGATAGCGATCACCTGGTCGAACCGAGCGGATATAGCCAAAGCAGTAAATGAATTGATAACTCCTAGCTGCATACGCAGGAATAAAGTAGAACAGCTGACTATCACCAATCACATCCCATCGCTTATTTGAGTAGCGCCCGGTACACGGCCAACGGTGCTCAAAAATCGTAGTGTAGGTATTGATATCCACTACATCCTCAACCATCGCTACCTTGGCGAGGTATGCAGGGTTAGATGCACCAACCCATCCGCTATACGGGCTATTGTCGATGCGCAGGCTGACATTCCCCGACTCGCTGACATTGGTGGGGCGCACGATGAAGATCTTACCATCCCCGCTTTCGTGGGTGATCGTCCAACCCAGCGGCGCCACCTTCATGGTCATGGCCGCGCCAGACCCCGACGCCCCCGGATCCCCGGCATCCAGCTCGAACCACACCTGGGTGCTGCTGATCTGCATCACCCGATGCTCGCCGTTGTAGGCGGCAGGCGATCCCCCCTCGACCTGAACAACTGAGTCTTGCAGATAGGCATGACCACCGGTAAAGGTCGCCACCGCCCACCCCTTGGCGACATCGAAAGCCAGCGCGTTGATGGTCAGGGTGCCAAAGCCGGTGACCAGCACCGCCTTGAGCAGCGCCGCCAGGGCGCCGTCTTTGTCATCCCCTAAGCTGGGTGCTCCCTGCATCTCGCTTGCGAACCATTTGACCTTGTATTCAGCCATTGCTTTTCTCTCCACGGGCAAGGCGCAACGCCTCACCGCTTAACGGTTGACGTTGCCCCTGAGCTGGGCCTCGAAACGGTCGGTATCTACCGCAGCCACCGACTGCAAGATGGTGCGGATAAACCAGATCGGGTAATTGGCGGCGTAGGTGTTGAACCGCAGCACGTTGCCCGCAGCCCAACCGGCGCCCCAGCCACGCCGGTCAAGCCTGAAATAGGGCTGGCCGTTGTTGGGGTTGATGGGGGCAAAGTCGGTATTCACGTCCCCCACCGCAATTTGGCCCACATGCTCGCCGACCAAAATAAACGTGGTGGTGGTCTGGAAGATGATGGCCCAGCGCTCTTGCAGGGTCGCACGGTTGGTCACCACGATCGGGAAGTCCGTATCGTTGTATTCCACCGTGCAGGGGTCGCCAATCAGAAAATCAGACCAGTTATTTGTCCAGGTGCGTTGGTCGAACAGCGCCCCATAGCGGGCCCACAGGTCACCGATGATCAGGGCGCTGGATACCAGGGTATCCGCCGCCTCATAGTTGTGACTGAGGGGCCGCGCCAGGGTGATGCGGCCCGAGATCTCCACATCGGTGGCCAGACTCATATCCTCGACCCGGTGAACCACGATCAGCGGCTCCATATAGCCGGTCAGATCCAGTGGGCTGGCCAGGGTCACCATCCCGCTGTTCATGTTGACGCTGTAAAGCTGCGGCGCCAGCTCCTTGCCGTTCTTATCCTCCACCCGGCAATAGGTCAGCCGCTCGCGCCCGGTGTTGAGCTGCTGCCCGGCCTGTCCCCCCATGGGAAAGGCGCTGCGCTTGGTGGAATGCACCACCACGATGTATCCCTTGCGAATGAAGGGCACCCGGCCATCGGATGGCAGGCGCACCGGATCCAGCTTGATCAGATCCGCATCGAGCGGCAGATAGCTATACACCACCGCATTAAACCGGATGGTGTCCGCCACCACCGACAAGGGGCGCCAAATCTTGCCATCGACCACCATATCGGGGTCAAACCAGGGTTTACTCTCGTTGCCCGCCGCCGTCACCAAGCGGCCAAAGCGCACCGATACCACACCTGTCTGATAGTCCACCTTGCCGGTTACATCCTGGCTGGTGATGGTGCCATCGCCGTTGGCGGTCACCTCAAACCGGCGACCGTCTGCGGTGTTGCCGCTAAGGTAGAGGCTGGATGGCGCAATGGGTGCCCCCGGCGTTCTGAATGTCACCTCGTCCACCGTCTGGGCCACCAGGCTGGTGACCAGCGAACTCAGGGCAGCCACTGGCACCGCGCCAGGGTTCCAGACCGTCACGGTCGCCTTGCCGGTGGCGTAATCCAGTGTACCGGCCTGCTCACCGGCCCCAGTGGATGGGTCGATGTTGCGATAGAGGATCCCTTGCCTGTCCACATAGACAGACCCGCCCAGCGCAAAGCGCACTGAGTTGGCCAGGATCGCCTCGCCGCTGCGCGGGGTGATATCCAGCACCAGCGGGGTGGCGGTCACGGTGTCTTGGCCCGCTTGGCTTGCATTGTTGCTGCGGTACTCCACCTCGACCCAACCACTGTCGTCCACCGGGAACAGGTAGGCGGCCTGCACATAGTAGATTTCAACCAGTGTCCAGCGCTGGCGGGCAATGGTGTTGCCGTGGCCATCGCCATAGGTGCCGATGGTGCGCCACTCATAGCGGGTTTTCGGAATGCCGCCCTGGCCATCCGGCTTGATGGTGATCTGGCCGGTGGTGTAGTTGACGGTACCCCGCTCCACCCCTGCCGCATCCAGCAGCTTGCCCGCGCCGTTGTCACGGACACTGATGATCGGGTCACGCTGGGCGATCACCAGTTCGGTGTCGTCCTTCACATCCTCATAAAGGGCATTCCAGCGCAATGAGACCATTCTCGGGGTCAGGTTCTGCTTGGCCAGCTGCATGGTGATCGTCCCGTCCGGGTTGCGGGCTGGGTAGTCAAAGCGTTGGGAGTCCGGGTCGCCGTACTGGTAAACAACCTGGTACTCCTGACCGCCATCCGGCAGGGTCGCCACCCGCAGGGCCAGATCGCCGGTCACATAATTGATGGTGCCGGTGGCATCGCCGGTCAGCTGGCCCGCCCCGTTGTCGATGGCGGTTTTGGTCGCGCCACCGGCTTGCCAGGTCAGGGTCAGGCTGTTGGGAGTGATCCCCTCATGGGCCAGCTTGTGGGTCAGCTGCACCGGATCCAGCACCATGCTGGCGCGGTTGAGGTAAGAGACCTTGGTACCCCAGCTGAACATGATCGCGCTGTTCACATCCGGCAGCGCCCCCAGGGTCAACACCACAGAGCCGGTGGTGAAGTTAAGCAGGCCAGAGCCATAGGATTTGTCCTGGCCAAACAGCTCCCCGCGCCCATTGTCTTTCAGGTCGTACCATTTGCCCTGGGCCAGATAGCTGACGGTCAGCGAACCGGGGCAAGGGGTAGGTAGCAGGGTCGCGGTGTAGGCATAGCCCCGGTTGTTGGCGGCGATCTGGATCTGGGCTGTGTCAGCGATGCGCGATGGCATCACTGCCGGGCGAAAGCTCACGGTTTTGCTGGCCGCGCCATAGTTCGGGCACTGACTGTTGAAGGTCAGCAGGCCGCGCCCGTAGTCGATAGCCCCCACCACGGTACCGACCAGGAACAGCTCGCCGCCCTTGTCGGTGATCACTGCCGCGCCTATGGTGACCGATACGCTGCCCGGCATGGCACCAATCCCCAGGAACAGCCCCTGACTCGGGCTGACCGGTGAGGTGGTGGTGAAGGTGTGGGGACTGCCCACCCCGGACTCCAGCAGGGCGCCCAGCTCACCGGCAGCAGTCAGATCCACCACCGGGGTTTCACTGCGGGCACTGGGTACCAGCTGGGTGAAGATGGTCTTGGCCTGCACCCGCATTGCACCCAGCGCCGCATCCGCGACCAGCTTGGTGGTAGAAAAGTAGTTGGCGGCATCGGCCACCACGGTTTCCCGCAGAGTGGTCTTGGTGGTTGCCTGGTCATAGGGGCTGGGCTGCTCCCCTTCAAAGGTGTAGCGCAGTGGGTCAGTGATCACGCAGGTGACCACGTTGCGGGTGAACTCGCCCTGGTAGCCAGATACCCCGAACTTGCGCAGCTCGGCGGTTACCCGGTCAATCCGTACATACTGCTCAACCTCGTTCCCCTTCCCTTCGTTGCCGACCAGCACCAGCACCTCCCCGACCTCCGGCAACCGCACCTCAATGCGTTGCAGGATGCGGATCGCCCGCTGCCCTTCCAGCTGGGTATCGTAGAGCACCCCCTGCCACTTCGGGCCTCTGGCCTGATAGCGCTCCAGAGTGTTGCGGGCGTTGTCGCGGGTGTCGTTGTGGTCTTTGGTGGTCATCAGCGTCAGGTTGACGCTGGGATCACTGGGCGGCAGCAGCACCATGGCATTAGCGCCATAGTAGGTGTCGGTGTCGTCCGTCTGCACCGCCAGAAACGCCTTGCGCATATTCACGGTGCCATAGGCCCGATCCATATCGCTGATATCGGGAAACAGGCTGTTATGGTTACCGCTGATGATTTCGCGGCCAGTGATGCGACCACCGCCGTCATCGGTATCAACCAGGCGCTGGCTGGCCAACAGCACGATATCGCCAGAGAGAATGGTCATGGGGTTACCTCTGTGAGATTCAGGGTCAAGGCATAGGGGTCGCCCCCTTCCGGGTCGGCCATCTCGACCAGTGGCGTGGCCACCACGCCAGGGCGGCGCCACACTACGGTGCGAGCAACACCATCGAGCAGGGTCAACGTCATCAGCTGGGCCACCTGCGCCTCCAGCACCTTGATCTCCTGCACCTTGGAGCGGGAGCAATGCCCGCTCAGGGTCAGCGGCCGCCCCTCGGGCTTGGCGGTCTCCTCCACCAACAGGGCGCCGCTCAAGGTCGGGGTCACCACCTGCTCGACCGGCGCCCACTCGAACTCATCGCGCCAGACCAGATCATCTGGCAGCAGCACGCTGTTTAAGGTCACGTTCATTGACGTAACCCTTGCTGTTTAAGAAGGGAAATCAAGGCATTCGCATTGGCCTCATCGGCCTGCAGTTCGGCCGAGCCCCCTGCCCCTTTGAGCTCTATGGTGATCCGCTCGGACAAGGGCCTGCGTGTCCCTGGGGTGCTGGGGGTAGATGGCTCTGCAGTTGGGACTGGTGGCCGGGCAGCGGCCTGGTTGGTTTTGGCACTCTCCTTGGCCAACGCTTTGTTGAGCTCCTCTTTAAGGCGGGCCTGCATCGCCTCCATCTCTTTTTGGAACTTCTCGCCGTAATACTTGCTCCACTCGCTGTAGGCCGGAATGTCCTTGACCTTCTGGCTGTAGCGGGCCAGCTCCTCCTCCACCCCGGCCAGGGTATTGGCCAGCCCCTCGGCATTGCCGCGCAGGCTATTGATATCCACGCTCTTGTAGTAGAAAGAACCGGCATTCACGGTGCGGGTGATATCGCCTCGACCACCGCCCCCGCCGCTACTGGCAAGGCTGGCATTGGTCTGCTTGGCTTCATCTTGTACCCCTTTAAGTCCTGCCCGCATCGCATCGGTGGCCCCTTTGGCCCGAGCGGCAGCCTCGTCAAAACCATCACCAATGGCCGCGACTGCCTGCTTGGTATCGCCACTCCCCCCTTTCACCTTGGCCATGGCATCGGCAGCGATGGCCATGGAGCGGGCCAGCGCATCCCCGGTGATCTTGCCCTGGGCGGCCAGTTGCTTTTGCCGCGCGATCACCGCATCGATCTCGGCGGTGGTCTTGGCGCTGTTGTAGGCGGCCGCCATCGCCTCCTCGATGGCGGCACTACTGGCCCCCGTGTGCGCCACCAATACATCCAGGGCGCCGATGGTCTTCTGAAAGCCCGCACCTATACGACCATTAGCCCGTTCGAAGTCCAGCCCCAACTCCTCAAACGCCTTGGCCAACTTAGCCGGGCCATCGGCGGCGGTTTGCTTGGCCACCGCATTGATCTCGGCCAGATAATCACGGGTACTCTTGGCCTCATCACCCAGCGCTTTAACGGCTGCGGCGCCTTGTCGCCAGCTCCCAGTGGCCTCGTCGTAATGCACCTTGCCCTCAGCCACCAGGCGATCGAGATCCGCCATGCTGGTGATGGCAAAACCCAGCTCCGTTGACAGGGCGGCAAACTGACCATTGAGGCGGGCCTGAGTCTCGGAGCGCAGCCCTTGCGCCTCTCGAAGTGCCAGCTCAGCCCGCACCAGCTGACGCAGGGCAGAGGCAAATTGGGTGATCTGGATGATGGACTCGACCGTCACGGCGGCCAGCAACCCCTTGACGGCTGCGCCCAGTACCCTGACCCCTATCGCAGCACCGGCTGCTGCTGTGCCCGCTGTCGTCATACCGCCTGCTGCTGTCGCTGTCGCCACAGGCATGGCAATAAACTGGGCATAGAGGCTGCGCAGATCACCAATCCAGCCCGCGATTTTGAGGCCGACCCACGCCTGGGCCAGCACGGTCAGCGCGGTGCGCCACTCATAGAGGGTCTGGATCAGCGACTTGAGGGTTTCCCCCATGGAGATAAAACCATCGGAGAGGCGCTTGGCCCACTCCTGCAGGCGGCCATCCCTGGCCATCGCCTCAAATTCGGCATTAAGGCTGGCCAGCTGGTTTTTGAGCCAGGCCAGCGCCCCGTTCTCGGCCACCATCCGGTAAAACTTGCCGAGGTTGTCCTGGGCATTGGAGATAAGCCCGGAGAGCAGGCTCATGTTGTCGGCAGCCGCACCGCGCGATTGGGCCGCAATCTCGTTCATCAGGGCAGAGATGGTCTCGCGGCCCAGCTTGCCCGCCTCAGAGAGCTTCTGCAGTTCGGTGGTATTCTTGCCAGTCACCTGCTCCAGCATCTGCCAGACCGGCACGCCACGCTCAATCAGTTGCAGGATCTCCTCCCCCTGCAGCTTCTGCTTGGCCCAGGCTTGGCCGAGCGCCAGGGAGATGCCTTGCACCTCTTCAAAACCGCCGCCCAATTTGAACGCCTGATCGACAATGCCCTGCATGGCCCCCGCCATGGGGTCAATGCCGAACGCCTTGAGGCGCACGAATACCTGGGTGACTTCACTGAGCTGTAGGGGGGTGTTCTTGGCAAAGTCCTGGATCCAGGCTGACGCCTCTTTGCCACCGGCAATCGACCCCATCACCGCCTTGAGCTGCACATCGAGGCGCTCGACCTGATCGCCAGTCTGGAACATGGCCATCAGTTGGGTGGTAAGGGTCTGAATACCGAACCAGGTACCCGCCAACGCCACCAGGCGGCCGGTCAGACTGCCGATGGCCCCTTGAAAACCACCGGCATGCTGACTGCTCTGGCTAAGCTCGCGCCCCAGCCGTTCGGTCTGGGCGACACTCCTGGTCAGCTCACGCTGCAGGCGCTGCTGTTCCTGGGCAAGGTTCTTGGTATCGAGCCCGGACTGCTTGAGCCCGGCATGCAGGCGGGTATGACTGGCGGACTGAGCGACCAGCTGGCGCTCCAGTTGCTTGACCTCGGAAGTCAGCAACCGCTCTTGTTCGGCCAGCGCCTTGGCATCGCCACTGCCTGCTTGTTGCTCGCGGCGCAACTGCTCCAGCTTGTCACGGCTGAGCACGGTCGCCAGTTCGAGCTGGGTGAGGGCGGTCTTTGAATCATTGAACTGCTGGATCAGCGCCTGCTGGCGGCTTAACGATTCGAGGCTCTCGGCCAACTGCGCCGTTTCGGCGGCCGTCTCGTCGGAGATAGGGCCCAGCTCCTGCACCTCACCCGCCAAGGCGGCCAGGTCTTCCCGACCGGTGACCTTGGCCGCCAGCTCCAGGGCAAGTTTGAGGGTGGTTGAGGTGGACATGGGGCATTCCGATCAGATTCAGATATGCCCTATTGTGGAGATATGGCAAAATAGATGGGTTTATGGCGAATTACTGAGATTGGTCACAGGAAGAGTACAACCGTTTGATTATACTAGGTTAGTAAATGGTAACGAACTTGACATTAGGCTTAAGGATAGGCGAGCAAAATAACTATGGACTTCATCAATCAGACACCCCAGAACATCCAACAACTTGTGGCAGATGCAAACAAAAAGCATTGTTGGAAAACTCGTATCTCGGCGTTAGAAGAATTACGGAAGTACGATTGCCAGCAGTCTCGGGATGTAATAACTAGACTTGCACTCCATGATAAGGTCTACAAAGTCAAAGAAGAGGCATTCAGGGCAGCACAAGCCCTGGGCATAACGAAAGGTGGGGTACCTATTCGGCTTGGTAAAAAGGACATTGGCTTCAAGCCATCTGATTTCACAAAAATTTTCCAAAGAATTAAGCGCGAGCAAAAAATGATAGAGCTGGATCTGATCAAGTTCAAAACAGCTTTTGAGAACATTAATCCTGAAATGCTAGATGTTATGTCTTTTGAGAAAGGGGATAAGTTGGATTCCTGGATCGAAGATATCTACAAGAACCTCCCTAAAAAGTGAGTGCTTGGGTTCAATCCACAGAACTTATATTCGATTCCACTAGCTGGCGGAATCAATGACCCCATAGACATTGGAGAAAAAATTGAGCGAGCCAAAGATCCCCCCCGTGTGCGGCATTGTGATGCCAATCTCCACCTTAGATGGGTGCACCGAAGCTCACTGGGCAGATGTCTTAGAGATATTGACTGAATCTATTGAGCAGGCTGGATTTGAGGGTAATCTTGTAAGTAATGCCGATGATGTAGGTATTATTCAGAAAAGAATAATCCAAAATCTATATGACAACCCAGTAGTAGTATGCGACGTTAGCGGAAAAAACCCGAATGTAATGTTTGAACTTGGATTGCGTCTAGCATTTGACAAACCAACTATTATAGTCAAAGACGACAGAACAACTTATTCATTTGATACATCACCAATTGAACATCTAGAGTACCCCAGAGATCTTAGGTTTTCTCGTATTGTTGATTTTAAGAAAAAACTTGCAGAAAAAATTAGGGCAACACATGAAAAAGCAACTGCCGATAGTAACTACACAACCTTCCTGAAACACTTTGGGGAGTTCACTGTTGCCAAACTGGACAAAAAAGAAGTGTCTGGACAAGAATTTATCCTCGAAGAATTAAGATCTTTACGCATGACCATGCGGCGAATGGAGAGAAATCAAAGGGAGCGAGAACCTGAACCAAAACCATCGACTGGGAGTGTTGATATCTGTCTAGGTGATGTTAGCGAATCAACAGCCCGAGCCATGTTAAAACGACTAACAATTCATCCAGATGTATTGCGGGCTGAAATTTCTGAACGAGAACCTGATCATAGGCATCTGCTGGTAATCCCTTCAGATCCGAGTACATGTGAACAAATCGAGGTCATGATTCATAACATGTTAAATAATCTTTCCCCAGAAGATAAGATAAGAACTCGCCGAGTGCTAAAAAAGTCAACATTATAA